TCAGCTTGCGTTGAACTCGTGTCGAGAGCTTTTGTATGCTCCGCGATCTTAGTCTTCAAGTCATCCACTTCGGTATCATTAGACTGCTTGATTGAAGCGAGTGTGCTTGTTTGAAGGTCGATGTATTGCGTCTTCAAGGCAATCTCTGACTTGACCGTATTCACTTTCTCTTTATGCTCTGACACCTTTGTTTTGAGAGCGTCATTCATTTGCCCGAAGATCGAGATGTCGAGGAGGTCTTCGATGATTTCTCTGCGTTGGCCAGCGGGCAGTTGCATGAAGGGAACGAAGGTCGAGCTTCCGAGGATGACGACTTGACAGAATGACTTGTAACTGAATCCGAGGATCTGGCTTTCCAGAATGTCTTGATAGTCTTTTGCAGCAGCAGGAGAAGGGATCTCCACACCGTTGCAAGTGATTGTAAAAACATTTGGCTTGATACCTCGTGACACATGATAGTGCTTTGTGCCAATAGTAAACTCAATCTCGACGAGACAGTCTGCACCATTGACGCTGTTGACTAACTGTGGCTTGTTGATCTTGCGAAATGGCTTGCCAAAAAGAGCAAAGGTTAGAGCATCCAGAATGGTGGATTTACCGGAGCCATTTTCACCCATGATCAGAGTGTTACTCTGACCGTCCAGTTTAATCTCTGTCCAGTTATTTCCCGTGGACAACAGATTACGCCAGCGTAAAGTTTTGAAGGTAACCATCAGTCCCCCTCTGTTGTTAGTGCTTCCGTATATAGGCCTGCGAGCAAGTCTTTAATTTCTTGCTTCTGGTTTACCTGCATACTATCGACATATGATGTCAGGATCGACATGGTATCCTGAGCTTGATCTACCGTTTGCTGTGCTGTGGTTGACAACAGATCATCGCTGTAGTCTTCGACGATAGCCACGTTGAACGGGTTGACCTTGTAGAGCTTATCAAGCACCATATCATACCAGTATGGATTGCTCTTCTCCTGAACGACGAACTTGACACAACGATTGCGATAGCGTTCAAAGTCATCTGCCATCATTTCTTCAAGTGTCTTATTCTTGTCATTGTAGAATATCTTGTGATACATACGATAGGGATTCTCAATGAACTCCAGCTCGTGTGTCTCCATATCAAACACATGAAATCCACGAGGATCTTGATAGTCGCTCCATGTCATCTCGTATGGTGCGCCCAAATAGAAGATGGTTCCATCATCTGATTTGTGGTGATAGTGCCCAGTCAAGACTTTATCAAATCGGTCAAATATAGACGGGTCGTCTCCGTGCGAGTTTGGTGCGCCTCTGTGCATTTGGAAGCCAGATAGTTCCAAGTGCCCCATCACGATAGGAGCATTAGTCGAACGAATCAGTTTGTGACTACGCTCTTTGTTCTCCTCGTTGATCCACGGAACAAACAATACCTTTTTACCATATATTTCAACTTCAGTTGGATCGTGATAAATCCAAGGCTCGCACTCACCCTCGAACGTCGTAAACAGCTCAGTCATCGAATTGATGTTGGAGTCGTTTCTGTTGTATAGATCGTGATTACCTATGATGACATGCGTGTCGATTTTCTCTCGCCACAGGCGAAAGACGAACTCATCGCGGAATGTCTGGAGCGTGCGAAAGTTGATATACTTTCGACGATCGCAAATATCACCGAGATGGATCAGCGTCGAGATGTTGTTCTCCTTGACATACGGGAAGAACACGTTGTTATAGAAGTCCATAAAGTAGTCAAGGAACACCGGACTATCGTTACGCGCACCGAAATGTGTATCAGTTAGGATGGCTACCTTATAATCACTCATCATCACCTCCAAAAAGAGTCGATCCATTCGAGGTCCGATCTTTCTTGAACTTCACCTGCCTTTGCTTCTTCTTGGATTCTTCCATAGCTTCTTCGTAGTTCTTGATGAACTCCAAGCGAGCAGCATGTTCTTCACGGATGTTTGTCTTTCGACTAATGGAGTCTTCACTCATAGCATCTTCAATATCCATTTGTTCGATTTGCTTATACTTGATATAGAGTTGTCGCTTCTCTTTTTGAATGCGACGCAAAAAAGCATACCAGATGATTTGCGTGAAATATGCAAATGGATTCTGAGTCTTTTCTGGATTAAAGTTGTAAATGTATTGAATACAGTTCTCCACACCATCCATAATCATATCATCGCGATATGTGTAATTGATGAAGTTTGGCTTGTAGGATAAGTGTGTGGCGATTTTCATAAAGCAGTCACCGATGTAATCGGGTATGCGAGGGCGATCCACACCCTTCGTGTCTGCTAGTTTGACCTGTTCAAGAAATTCAACCATCGCTTTGAAGAATTCTTTGTTATCGACATAGTGTGACTTTGACTGTTGTTCTTTTGATCGACGTGGCATCAGTGAAGTGTTCCTTTCTTACCAAGGAACTCGCTAATAAACTCGTCTATACTTGGTTCATCGTCTATATCATTACTTTGAATTGCATCGAGCTTTTCGTTAGTCTTTGTGATATTATCAAGAGCAATGACATATTGCTCCGCTATGGCTTCGTTGACAGGAAAGCAAGTCACAACACTATGGTATGATAGCTCAACTGGCTTGCTTGGGTCTTCTGCCCAACGCATCCATCTACGAACAGCGGCTATACTGTTTTCGCAGTCATCGCGAATGATAATGCAGGGTTCAATGATTTTGACATTGCCAGCCCATCCTCTGCCTGCGCTCTTTCCAATTAGTTCTGTGCCATCGACAAGCACAACATAATGGATCTTCATATCTTCAGTTTTCATTTCACCTCCACCTTGTATAGCTTGACTGGAAACTTTTCTGCCACATAGTATTTGTGTCGCTCAATAAAGTGAGTCGCGGCGAAGTTCTTTTTACTTCCATTTGTCAAGTCATCTACAATGTCGTATAGAGTTGCTGATTCTTTTGTCTCCGTGGTACGGAGAACTCGACCAATGCTCTGAAGCACACGGATCTTTGATTTGCCAGGATGAGAGAAGATTACGTTGTGTAGGTTTTTGATATTGACTCCTGTGCTGAATACACCAGCAGAAGCTACAATAATCACATCATTGTTGTTTTCCGTAATTTCCCTTACCTGTTCGCGAAGCTCCGCATCCGTGCCTCCCCAGACATAATATACCTGTTTATCGTTAGCCTTCTCCTCTATCATACGGTGAAGCACATTTCCGTGCTTCTCTACAAAATTAAACAATACTAATGTATTCCCCGAAAGCGAAAGCGCAAGATTGCGAATGAAAATATTTCGCTTTTTATGAGATACCAGAAAGTCGATCTCCTCGTGGTACTTCATCTTGGACACAATACGGCACTCATCTTTAGCATACTTGAGTGCAACTGCTTTGATCTGTAGTTTAGCAAGATGCCCAGCTTTTTGCAAGTCTTTTGTTTTGATTATCTTGCGAATGCGCCCAAATAATCCTTCAAGAACTAGCGAGTGTGTTTTGGCATCAGCAAGTGTTCCTGTCATTCCAAAGCGATACTTAACATCGGTCATCTTCGTCATCATCGTCTGGATGGACTTGGCTTGGAATAGATGCGCCTCGTCACCTATCACAACATCAAACTGGTCGAACCAAGCCTTTGGCAGCTTATAAGCAGATTGCCATGTTGAAATAACAACAGGCAAATCTGTTGCTTTGTCTTTCCCTTGCATAATACGATGGACATTCTCTGCGGTGTTCCATCCATAATCAGCAAAGTCTTTGTATAACTGATTGACAAGTGAGATGGTAGGGACGATGATGAGTATCTTACCATCACACTCCTGCTGATAGTATCGTGTCAGCAGATATGCGATCAGCGATTTGCCTGAACCTGTTGGGCAAAGGATCAATTTACGATGATCGCGAACGCAAGTCACGAACGCTTCCATTTGATAGTCACGCGGTTCAAACGGAAGATTGAGAGTTGATGCAAACTCTCTACCTTCGACAAGACTAAACGATGTGGCTATATTGAGATCAGACGGATATGATATGTCATAATCTCTGTCTTGAGCAAACTGCTCGATGTGGTGTATAAGCCCAGAATAGATTGTCTGGTTGCGCGTGTCTAATAGTCTAATCTTGCCATCCCACAGGCGATTGCGAAAAGCAGGCATAAACTGATGCCCAGGCACCAGAAAGGTGAAATGGTCGCCCAGTTCAGCCAGAATGTGCGGCTCTGCATCAACGCGCAGATACACTTCGTTGACTTTGATTAGTTCAATATCAGACATAACAAAGAGAGGAAATGGCTACTCGCCACCTCGCTGAACAAAGTTCTTTACGAACTCTTCAGCGTTCTCCTCTAGCACATCGTCGATGTCATCAAGCAGATCATCAATACCAGTAGTATCGACTTTTTCTGATTTGGTGGTATCTTGCTCTTTTGGAGCTTCCTCAGTCTTCTTTGCCGTCTTCTGTTCTGACATTTTATTGCCCTGTTAGAAATTGTTGCCATTTGATTGCGTTGTTGATCTGAAAGGAGCGATTGTTGATCTGAGACATAATACTCTTGATCAACTCTATTTTCTCCTTTTGATCGCCTAACTCGATCACATACTTATTTAGGATTGGATCACCGTCAACAAATCGTTG